TCAAATGCACCGACACCGGAAAAATCCGAACCAACTGATATTGTTTTCAAAATTTTAATGTTTTTATTTGTGTTTTTAATTCCAAATTTAATCGTTCCAATGACATTATTCGGTTGTGTTGTATTTGCAATTCACTTTCCATTTTTTGCATTGTATTCAGGACACAAATCAAATCACGTTCCGATTGTTGCATTGAATTAATTACATCGGTTCGATGCGGTTGTTTCAATTTTATTTCTTCCAATGAACTTTGGATTTTTAAAATATTTGCTTTTAAATCTATTTGTGCCAATAAAACATTCACTTCCATTTTTTATTGTTTTTGTGCGAATACCTTTTCGCGATGAATTCCAATTTCGTCATAATATACAAATTTATTGATGTCAAAAAACATTTGAATCCGACCAACATTTCCATTCGAACGCGGTTTGATTTTATGAAAATATACATCAACATTGTTTGTTGTGATATCCTCGCGGTGTATCGTTATCATGTTTTTTCCATTGTTGATCCATTCACTTCCCCCTTTAAGGTCATATGGATTTGGGGATTTACGAATTCCATTTTCTTTTTCGGTCAATTTAGGATGAATAATTGTGTGCAAATGCAAATCATTATTTTCCGCGATGTGATTCCGATACGATAAAACATCTTCCAAATATTTGTCATCCCTTGCAAATCTTGATGTGTCGTGATACATATCTTTCCACGAATCAATTGATGCCGTTTCCAAACCCTCCGATTTTTTTAATTCAACCGCATAATCCCAAAATTGATATGGTGACAATTTTGCTTTTACATTTTGTTTTGTAAGCACTTTAAAATGTTCAGTTATCCAATCAATCGATTTTACAATTTCATGGTCTTGTATTGCGTTAATCTTTTCAGGATCAAAAGTTTTTCCGGTGACCTTATGAATCAAATCGGCAATTATTTCAACCTGATTTCCGACATCAGGAAAGTAAACCAAATGTTTCCATCCATAGAATTTTGATGTATTCAATAAACATTCCATCAAAAATTGTGTTTTTCCACTCATTGGAAAACCCGACCAATCGGTGCAATTTCCCAACATCATCGAATAATGGTCATGTAAATTTTTAAATCCAAGATACTTTCCGCGTTCGTGATATTTGTCCCTATAAATAAAAAGTTTATCAATGACATCACCGGATGTTGTAATTTTAAAATCTTTCATGACCACGCGGATTTGAATTTTTGATTCGGATTGTCATATTTTCCATTTGCACGATTTTTCCAAGTATTTAATCTTGCTTTAATTCCAAAGGTTCGTTCCTTTTCAAATCGCATCTTTCGGTCATTGTCACCATGTTCCGACCAATAAAGAAAAAAGTCATATATCAATTGCTTTCCGTATTCCTGAACGTATTCATCCAATTTCTTTTTTAATATATTTTTTCTTTTTTGTATATCAGTAACATTAACATTAACATTATCAGTTGACGAAATTGAACGCTCGTTAACGTTCGTTGATTTTGTTGAACGCTCGTTAACGTTCGTTGCGTTTCGTTTGCGATTTTCCGCACTTTTGCGACCGGCTTCAATTCGTTGTTTATGTTTTACATCCCATTTGTCCAAATCACGTTTTAATTGTTGTTTAATTGGTTCGAATGCGATTTCAGTAATCAAATGATCCGTTGTGGGATTCATATCATTAACGTATCTTAAAACGTGTTTAAATAGCTTTCCGGCATCATCATCATTTAGTTTTTCGATTGTGTGAATGATGTCACAATATAGAATAAAAGATTTTTTATTTTCCGCCATTTTTTTTTCTTTTTAAATCGTAATATAAATTGTTTTCCAATCGTTTCCGCATGATTCCGATATCACGAAATGTTGTTGCATTTTCGACATCCTTTCGAATCGAATATTCAATTTTTTTAATATCGTATTGTTCGAAAAATTCCATGTAATCGGTAAGCACCGAAATCAATTCGGCATCTTTTGAGGATTTCAAATTGTTGTAAGTTTTCAAACCATTTATTATTGACGCATGATTCCTTTTAAAGAATCGACCAATTTGTGTGACCTGAATGTCATGGTTTGCCATTACATTATAAATAAACATCCTTTTAAAGACCTTTTCACGTTTTCGGCATTGTCGCAACAAATCATCTTTTGCGACCTTGTATTCGATTTTTTGCATTAAACTTTCCATTATTCCCTTGCTTTTAAATATTGTAAATAAAGATTTAAATTGAATGAACCACCTTTGTCATAATGACCGGATTTTGTTTTCCAAAATTTCATGATCCGGTGTAAATTAAACATATTTTTCATATACTAAAACTTGAATTTCATTAATTATTTTTTTGTATTGTAGCATCAATTCATTAAATAACTTTTTATCATTTTGATAATCATCACCCATCGATTGATATTTTTCATGAATTTCCAATCGACCTTTTTGACCTTTTGCCTTGATTAATAATAGACCGGCTTTTTCTTGTAACTGCATTAATTCATTCATTTCCTTTGTGGTTTATTTCCGATGCAAAATCGGATGGTTCATAATTTTCATCTGAATAAAAATCATAATCAAATGAATCGATATTTTCGTTGACATATTCCGCCACTTGTTTTTCCAAATCCATTTGCATTTGTTCATTCAGGATAATCGGATGTTGCGAATTATAAGTGTAATACATTGCCGAAACAATTTCAATTTCAACATCAACCATTTCGGTTTCATTGTTCCATGACCGAATCAATAGCGTCATTGTAATTTCAATTGAATCGTTTTCAAGATTTTTTGTTGCGGTTAATCCTGAATCATCACCGCTAATTAAATATTTATTTTCCATTTTCCATTTTTTTTGTAATTATTAAATATCGATTTTAATGCGTTTTAAGAGCATAACAACCACATTGCCTTGTAATATAGCCAACAAGCCATGAAAACAAGTGAAAAGCCAAATATGAATGTTTTAATGGCGTTGTAATATTCTTTTCTTTTCATGGTTTTAATTTTTTATTAAATTTTTAATGTTTTCCGTTTGACGTTCCAATCGTTGATTTAATCTTTCGATTGACATTTGCATTATAATAATTTTGTGTGAATAGGTTTTTACCAATTCAGGAAAGTAACCAATTAAATTTTTCCGCGATTCCTCAAGATATCGCATTTTGTTTTTTGCCGATTTTATCACAAATGAAATTTGATCCATTGTGTCGATTGTTTTTTGTATTTCCCTTGTGTCCATTTTTTAAAAGTTTAAAAGGCGGTTTTTACACCGCCGGTTTATTTATTTTTTATTTTTTTTGTTCTTATATAAAATATTTATTTAATGTTTTTTCATTTTTTATAGTTATATATTTATCACTACTATAATAAACTCGAATACCTTTAGAAATTATTACATAACTATAATCATCACCTTTAATAAATTCGTTGCCGTTCTTGGTCTTTACTGATTTTATACAAGTTAATTCCATTTTTCTTTTTTTTAATTGTTTGTAATTGTTTGACACTTGTAAAGTTAATCAAACTTTTGAATCCACAAAACTTTTTTTTTGTTGAAAAGTAAAATAATTGATGACAATTTGCTCAACCCCTTGTAAACATTAGGATTCAGGAACTAAAAAAAAATTAAAAAAATTTTATCTTTTTTCGGATCACATCGGAAAACGGCACGAATCAACGTGTTTCACAATGTTTTTTACGTTTCCGTTTTTTACCCTTTTGAATGATAATGTCAACAAACGCCCACCCAAAGCACGTGCCTCCGCTCCGCGAGAATAATGCCAACCCATCCCATTTACACCAAAGTATTCTTCCTTATATGTCCCGGTAATCATGTGATGAATTTGTTGCGGTTTTACGCGATATCCTGACTTATTGCAAACAATTGTTTCGCGTACATCATTCCGCGACATTGATTGATGTATATGACCTTGCGTAAAGCAATCCATATTTTCAGTAATTGCCATTGAACGGCTTAAATCAATACTTCCCTTGGTTACGGGACTCCCGCCCTTTGATAAACCATGATGATATTTAATTCGAAAAGGTTGAACCGCACCATATTGTGTCAATTCAACAATTAACCAACCACCATATCCGCCAACCTGAATGTTTGTTCCCTCACTTAAATTCATTTTTGATGCAAATCTTTCCAACAAATCCGTTTCATGTATTTTGGTGATTGCGGTTTCGTGGTTGCCATACGAAACCAACGCAATTAAATGTGCATATGGTTTGAACCATTCGATGCTTGTGTCAATTAATGAATCCAAATAATTGTCGACATTGTGCATTGGTCTAATTCCGGACTTTGAACCCCTTCGGTCATATTTGCCTTGCATAACACAAAACAAATCACCATTGATGTGTATCGGAATAGAATGATCCAAACAATAATCCAAATGTTTTTTTAACAATTTCCAATCGCATTTCGGATTGTCCCAATGTAAATCGGACAACATTGCAATTTGGCATTTGTTACCCTCTAATTTTAAAACATGGACATTTTTTTCGTGTTGTTCTAATTTCATAATTCTTTAAGCATTTCAATCATTCGTGGACATGGATAAATATCAAGTTTATCAGGACGCACCGAATTGTGTGAAAACAAACCATTTTCACCACGCAATGCACGTTTTGAAACTTGCCACATATCGCACTTATTATATGTGATTGATATGCCATAACGCTTGTGCCAAAATACAAGTAATTGACGAACCGATTCAATTTGTGCATCGGTATATCGATGCCAATATCGTTTGTTTTTATATGGTGTTTCTAAAATAGTTACTTCATCTTCAGGAACAAGACCATTGACATAATTATAAAACTTTCCATCACGTTCCGTTAAATATCCCCAATTGCATATTTCAACGCCAATTGAATTTTTATCTAAAAGTTTATATGGAACATCTTGTGATTTAAATATTTCGCTTTTCACTCCTAAATGATACGCCCAATATTTGGAACTGAATGCCTGACAAATTTGACCATCTTTTGACATCTTTGCATCCTTGCCGGATATCACAACACACGTTGCAACGCGACCACGTTTGTCATTGTTCCAATGTTGAATGCATCGAACACCCGATGAACGTCCGGCGGTATGGTGTAAATAAATTTGTTTTTTATCGGTTTCAACTCTTAAATATTCGTTGTCATCCATTCCAACAAAATTGATTTCCGAAAGATTTAATTCTTTTTTTCCTGACATTTTTTTCTTTTATAAAATGAATATCCAACAAAACAAAGAATCAACAACCCACAAATCACACGACCATAATCCTTTTGCTTTACGGATTTGTAAACATCATTTGAAACTTCGATAATTTTTTCAATAATGACTTCATGAACCAATGAATCTTTTTGATCCATGTGAAACAATGTATCATTTTCATATACAATTGTTGTTGTTTTGACATTACCGGAACATTGAATTGTTGTGTCACACGTTTCCGCAAATGACATTGTGCTAATTAACAAGAATATAGACAAAATATATTTCATTTTTTTCCCCCTTTAAATTTATGTTTTAAGTATTCGATTGCTATTTCGTACAAATCACCAATCGCATTGTCCAAAGTTGAAATCAATTCGTTAGAAATCCAACCAACAACAAATGAAATAAGAATGACAATTTTTGGTGTAGCTTCATGATAAAAGACCTCAATCACACCGGTCACCGAATAGGTCAAAATACCGGCAATCACACACGCCAAAATTATTGTCGGCGGTTTTAAATGCTTTTTTAAACCTTTCAGGAACGCACCCAACATTCCAATCCCCATCGCGAAAATATCGCCAAAATTCTCCATTCCTTTCATTGTCCTTTATTTGTAGTATGTACGCTTATTTTTAAATTTATCGGAAACTTGACACGTTAATTTTGCCTTTCGTGAAAAATCGTAATATTCAACCGATGGACTTTCATCAACAATTACCGCGACATCCTGATAACGATACGAATGATTGTGTGCATTATAATCCGAAATGAATAGTTTGTTTTCACTTAAAAGAAATAAATCAATCAATGGTCTTGTAAAGCATTCATCAACCGGATCGGTAATTATTTCATATGAATTTAAGTTTTCACGAATGACACGTTTCATTTCGCGGTTTTGATAAATGATATTGTCAATTTCGGTGTTCGGTTGTCGATTTCCAATGTAACCGGCAAATCTAAAAGTTGATTCAACTTCAGAACCTGAAAAATTGATTTGTTCAATTTCTTGATATCCATTAAATATTGCTTTTACTCTCGCGGTATGCAATGCATTTTGAATTGTGTATGGTTCTAATATATACGTTCCCCAAACAATCGTTCCAATCACGCCTGAAATATTATATCCAATTTCTAATGTGTAACATCCAACACCATCCGATGTCAAAACCGCACCCCAATCAATCGTTGTGAATCGTGCATTA